CTAAACGCTGGTGTATCAGCAAACGCTCAACCAGCTGCAAGAGCAAATGCTAGAGAGTTTTTAAATAGAATAAAAGATCTAGAAGATCCAACAAATAAATCTGGTCCAACACTATCATCAATAATGGAAGTAGATGATTTTAAATTTATGACTGAAGGTGGTGGTGGTGGCATGGGTGACCCTATGTTATTGGTACAAAAATATTTTGGACCTAAAGTTGCATCATCTGTTGCACAATTAGATAACGCAGATGATATACAAAAGTTTGCAGAAAATTTAATTAAGATAAAAGATGCAAGAGGTAATACAGTAACTAGTAGATACTTTGATCCTGAATCTATTAGTCCTGATGATTTTAAATTTGAAGATGGTGGCCGTGTAGGTTACTTCGGTGGTGCTAGAGTTTTAGGTAAGATGGGTTACCAAGCTTTACGTAAGTATGGTATTGAAGCAGAAGATATTACAAAACTATTTGCAAACCTTGGTGCAGATAAAACTTTACGTGGTAAAGAAAAGACTATGTACTTTCAACAGCTACATAAAGTTTTAAGAAATCCAGATCAATACCCAGAGGGTGTTATGGATATTCAAAAACAATTAGGATTAGACATCGGTATTGGATTTAGAAACGGTGGTCTTGCCGGCCTCCTGGAGGTGTAATGCCAAGAAGTTTAGAACAACAAGCTCTCATAGATAAACTTATTGAATTTTTAAAACCATATAAAGGTAAAACTATAGGGACTGATGTATTAGCTGCAAAAATAGCAGAAATATACAAAGGTAAATTAGGAAAAAATTCACCGGCTAAACAATTAGCTAATTTAAGAAAATCTAGTCCAGAAGTTTTTAAAGATGTAAAAATAGAAACTTTTTTGGCAGGTAAATTAGATAGATATTATAATTCTAATCCAGAGTTTCAAAAATTTTATAAAGAAAAATATGAAGATAAAAATGGTAAATGGAAAGATATATCTGTTGCTGACAGGACTATAAAAAAGAATAGTATAAAAACATTTAAGTTAGATCTAGAGCGAAAAAAAGTAATACCGAATAATTACATTCGTAATAGTTCATTTTCTGAAAAAATAGGTGTTGACCCAGATACCTTTAGAACAATGAGAACTAGAGATAGTTATAAAGCCCTTACTAGTAAAATAAATAAAATTGCAAAACCTAAAAATTTTAATAAAGAACTTTATTTTAAAGACCCATCTTCTGATGAGATATCTAAAATTAAAAACTTAATTCAAGAAAATAAACAAGCTGGTGTAAAATCAATGGCAGAAAAGAAACAATCTGTTTCTTATGAACCAATTAGAGCAATTCACAAAGAATTAATTAGAGACCCTGACGCAACACCTACAGAACTTGCAGAAGCTATTTATGGAAAAGCAAACGCTAAAAATTTAAGAAACGTTGGAAACGATGCATCTATGTATGTTGAGTTTTTATCTGGGTCAAGAAAAGTTCCTGGAATTACAGCACCAACTGTAAGAATGTCAGAAAGTATTTTAGGAAATATTTTAATGCCTGGAAGTGGTTTTTTTAATTTTGGAAATTCTGAAAGAAGAAACGCAATGTTAAAAGAACGTGATAAAATTTTAAAAATTACTGATCCTAATAATAGATTATTTACTACTAGAAACCGTTTATTAAGAAATTTAAGAGGACAAGGTTTTAATGTTGATGAAGCGATGGGTCTTTCGGCAACTTATGAAAGAGCTCCTGGTTATTCAGAGCTAGCACAAATAACTAGTCCTGAAGTAAACTATATAAAAGGGAATACAATTGATAGAGATTTTTCTAGAATCTTTGATAAAGTTGTTAGAGGTGAACAAAATCTTGGTTCAGAAATAAAAAAATTTAATCAAGACTCTAAAGCTTTTCAAAAAACCTATAATGTTGACACACCTATTATAGAATTTAAACCTGGAGAAAAATTAGATGCATCTAAGTTTGTAAAAAATTTTGATAAGTTGACTCCAGAAGCACAAGCAAATGTATCTCAACTTGCAGATCAAGGAATTGCTTTAAGATCTAAAGCAATGCCCATGGGTGCCCTACTAGAATCTGTGGCTAATTTAAAACCTGGATCAAAAGCTTTTAGAACTGTTTGTACAATTACAAGAGCAGAGGGTGGTAGTGTTGATGCTTGCGTTGAAAGAGTTGCACAAGAGCCAGAAAAATTTGCAAACAAATTTAAAAATCTTACAGCTGAAAGTGGACCACTTGCAAAAGTTAAAAACGCAGCATTAGGGTTTTTAAAATCACCAGGAGTAAAAACATTTGGTATCGGTGCTGGTGTTGGAGCTGCAGTAGGATTAGTTAAATTATTTAGAAATGATGATCCAACAACTTATTTATCAAATGAAGATCAACAGAAAAGTATGTTAGTTGATATGGCAACACAACCTATATCAACAGATATAGAACGACCTGCAATATTAGATTATCAATTACCTGCATTAGGTGCAACTATTGCAGGATCAACAATTGCTGCAGCACCATCAACAATTAAAGCAAGTCAATCAAGATCGTTAGGTGTTGAGAGAAAAAAACCAACTGGTACAGTTAAAACAGGTTTAAGAGTTTTAGGTAGAGGATTAGGAGTTGCAGCATCACCTGCACTACTAGCACCTTTTGCAGCCGGTGATATTGCATCACAAGTTGCAGCTGGAGATTCAGCTACAGATATTGCAACTAATCCATTTAACTATTTATATCCTGCATTTGCAGATCAAACACCAAAACTAACAAGAGGATTAAACCCAACACTTAGAAAAGTTGCTAGATTAGGTTTACCTAAATTAGCATTAAGAGGATTATCAAGAGCAGGAATAGGTGGATTTGCGGCTTCTTCTGTTATACAAGGATTAGGATTATTAGACGAATAATGGTAAAATTAATTAAAGGCGGTGGACCACCACCAAAGAAGGGACCAAACTCACAGGGGTTGAATGTTCCTTTTAAACAGACTATAGTAGTCAAGAACTCGGAGAAAAAAACAAATGTCAATAATGGACAAAGCTCTACCAAACGTAGTAGAGAACACAGTAAAAACGCCTAGCGAAGAAGAAGTAGCTTTAGCAGAACAAGAAGTTGCTGAGTCTCAAGGTGGTGAAGGTGTAGAAGTTCAAGAAAATGAAGATGGTTCAGTAGATGTAAACTTTGAACCAAACAAAGTAAATCAAGAAGGAACAGAATCACATTTTGATAATCTAGCAGATTTATTACCTGAAGATATTTTAGGTGAGCTAGGTTCAGAACTTTTTACAAACTATATGAATTACAAATCTTCTCGTAAAGAATGGGAAGATAGTTATACAAAAGGTTTAGATCTTTTAGGATTTAAATACGAAGACAGAACACAACCGTTTGCTGGTGCATCAGGTGTAACACACCCGGTGTTAGGTGAAGCGGTAACACAGTTTCAAGCGCAGGCTTACAAAGAATTACTTCCAGCTAGAGGTCCTGTACACACTCAGATTATGGGTGTTGTCAATCGACAAAAAGAGGATCAAGCTAGCAGAGTAAAAAACTTCATGAACTATCAGCTCATGAATAAGATGAAAGAGTATGAACCCGAGTTCGATCAGATGCTTTTTTATCTCCCTCTTAGCGGCTCTGCATTCAAGAAAGTCTACTATGACGAACTGCTTGACAGAGCCGTTTCAAAATTTGTACCGTCAGATGATCTGATTGTTCCATATACAGCCACATCTTTAGAAGATGCAGAAGCTGTGGTTCACAGATTAAAAATGTCAGAAAACGATTTAAGAAAAAAACAAGTATCTGGTTTTTACAGAGATGTAGAAATACAGCCTGGTTACACACAAGATACTGAAGTTGAAAAAAAAGAATTGGAACTAGAAGGTGTTAAAAAAACAAAAGATGAAAATGATTTTACAATTTTAGAATATCATGTTGATTTAGACCTAGAAGGTTTTGAAGATTTAAATCCAGAGACAGGAGAAAAAACAGGAATTAAACTTCCATACATTGTAACTTTAGATCAAGGTAGTAGAGAAGTTTTATCTATAAGAAGAAATTACAGAGCTGAAGATCCGTTAAGAAAAAAGATCGATTATTTTGTCCACTTTAAATTTTTACCAGGACTAGGTTTCTATGGTTTTGGTTTAATACATATGATCGGTGGTTTATCTAAAACTGCAACAGCAACATTGAGAGCATTAATAGATGCAGCAAATTTTGCAAATATGCCTGCAGGTTTTAAACAAAGAGGTATAAGATTAAGAGATGAAGCTGAGTCTATTAAGCCTGGTGAGTTTAGAGATGTAGATGCACCTGGTGGTAACATTAGAGATGCATTCATGCCTTTACCTTTTAAGGGACCAGATCAAACACTTCTTCAATTAATGGGAGTTGTAGTACAATCAGGTCAAAGATTTGCAGCTATTGCAGATATGCAAGTTGGAGATTCAAATCAAAATGCAGCTGTAGGTACAACAATAGCTCTTCTTGAAAGAGGATCTAGAGTTATGTCAGCAATACACAAAAGATTGTATGCTGCAATGAAACAAGAATTTAAATTATTGGCTGATGTATTTTCACAATATCTACCACCAG